AGATACAGCAGTCGCGGGAACATATAATGCTGAGTTTGAGGTTACATTTAGCGATGGGGCTGTCGAGACATTCCCTAACAAAGATTATTTACAAATAGTCATAGGGGAGAAGGTGGCATAATGGCAAACACAGTACAAGTTCAAAATACTACTCCTAGCACAGCGCAAGTTCAAAACTCTACTCCTAGTGCGGCTAATGTGTTCAAGGTTAATTTTCCGCCCAATGCCCCTATTGATTTCGGATCGCTCTCTAAGCTCTTCGTTAGCCTCGACGCGCAAAGCTCGCCCCCCTCCCCTCCCGTAGAAGGAGATATGTATCTCGATGATGGAACGAATACTAAATCAGGCGTGAGAGGATTACGTTGGTATCATGATGGAGAATGGCGTGATTTGGGATTGCAGGAAGCAACTAATGCAGCGATAGATGGAGGAACTTTTTAACGGGAGGCAAAAATGGCAAATACAATCCAAATTAAAAGAGGAACGGGAACAGTCCCATCGTTATTGGCCGGAGAATTTGCGCTTCATACCACGAATAAACAGCTTTTTATCGGGGATGGCTCAAGTAACTTACAGGTATTGCTTCATAATCTTTTCGATGCCAATACGATCCTTGCTGCAGATAGCGATAATACGCCTACGGCGCGAACGATTGGTGAAGATCAAATCGTCGGACGTAAGTCGGGAGGAAATATTGGTGCGCTGACAGCCGCTGAGGTATTATCTCTTCTTTCTGGACAGGCTGCTGCAGACTTCTCCCTAGGCGGCTATAAATTGACTAACGTTGCTGATCCGGCTAGTGCACAGGATGCCGCGACCAAGACATATGTTGATTCACTGGTCGCGCATGGTCTTACTTGGCACGAAGCGGTCTTGGACAAAGACACGCTCGATCCGTCGGGTCTCACTCCCAGCACAGGGGATCGATATTGGATTGGAGGGACCGGTGCGGGGGATTGGTCAGGGCATGACTATGAAATAGCTCAATACAATGGTTCGGGGTGGAATTTTGAAGCTGTCACCGATGGAGATGCCGCATTTGTGACAGATGAGAATGTCGTTTATTTCTATGACGGCGACACTACCGGCCTTAAGCAACTTTACACGGCGATTGGTGATCATGCAGCCACTCATATTACCGGTGGATCAGATGAGATTGATGGGGATAAAGTTGATATCGATTGGGACCCAACTAACTATACACCGACTACTGATCCGTCTGAGGTTGATAACGTAGATAACCTAACGGCGCACTTAGCGGGTATTGACAATGCGTTGGCTTCGCTGGGATCGTCTACATGGGTTGGCTTGAGCGATACGCCAGGGACGATTAGTGCCCTGTATCTGGTGCGCGGTAATTCAAGCGGAACTGCTCTGGAGATGGTGGATTTCGGGGCTACCTTCTTGGAATCCAGTCCAACTAACGGTGAAACAGGGAAGGCTCCGACGAGCGATTGGGCATTTGACCACGATGCCGCCTCGTCTGGGGTGCATGGCGCGGGAAGCAATACCTTGCTTCACTCAGGGTCTGTGATTGATGGGGGGACGTTCTAAGATGGAAGAGGCGAAGATTAGCGGTGAAAATACTGCGTCTGTAGTGACTACGGATGATCTCTTAATGCTTATTGGGGCGCGAACAGTTGAAGCGCTAAATTATGAACGGCTATTCAAAGAGGCATTACGAAAAGTGCAGGGAGTCCAAGAATTACAGAACCGCGTAAGTGAGTTGGAACACTCTTTGCATGCGGCGTCCGAGCATAGTGCGTCTTTGGATCGCGCCCTTACAGAGGCGCGCCGTCAAGTGCAATCAGCTATCAAACGGGCTGAGAAAGCTGAAAATGAGGTCATAGAATTAGAACGGGCGCGAGCATCGTTGGAGGGCAAGCTGGATAGTGCGCAAGAGGAGATAAAGCAACTACGTAAGGAGATCAAAACTCTTTCTTCTAGAAAAAAGGAGAAAAAGAAGTAATGGCGAACACAATCAAGCAAGCGAGAGGGCTTAAAGCCAACATGCCTACCTTGGAGGCGGGGCAGATATATTTCTGCACTGACACCAAAGAGACGTATATTGGTGACGGCACGACCAATTATCTTATTTGGAAGGGGGCTCAAACGCCGTGGCTATCTGATATTGATGCTGATGGCCACTCTCTTAGCGATTTGTTATCTCTTGCCACGGATGAAGTCAAAGCCCGGGACGCTGACGGCCTCAAGCTAACCGACGATGCTGGAAATGGGATATTTGTAGAAGATGGCGGCAATGTTGGTATCGGGACGACGAGTCCGGACACCACTTTACATCTTGCAAAATCCACTGGGACAGAATTGCGCCTTGAAACAAGCGGAGCAAGCGACCCAACTTTGAGCTTTAAAACAACGAATACGGCACATCAGGTTAATTTATTTCTCGACGAAAGTGAATCTTTTGATCTTCTTGCGTTAGCGGGGCAAACTGCTGAAGTGGGCACTGCTTTCCAGATCCAAGCATTATCTGGAGAATATGCATCTTTGTATTTAAAAGGGGGATCGACGGGGTCTCATAAAGCATACCTTTACTTATCACCAACTGATAATTATGTTATTCATAATCCTATTCAAGATAAAGACATTATTTTCTACATCAATGATGGCGGAACTACCAGGGAGTCCCTGAGGATAGACGGGGCAACCAGCAACATCGGCATCGGGACAGCTTCACCAGGTGGCGGGACAACAGCAGGGGAGCACGTTCTGTCTCTCAAGGATGTAACTAACGTACCCGCTGGTGGCGTATCCGGGCAAGTGAGCCTATATTCTTCCGGCGGCGAACTGTACGCGTTTGATTCCGCCGGGAATGCTACGCTTCTCTCACCACACAAGTTCGAGCTGTTCGAGCCCGATCCCAGCTATGAACTCCCATTCAGTTACTATTCCGAGAACCGCTTTATCGGAAAGAAGATCAACGTCGATATGTATGGGGCTATCAAGGCTTTGGAGGAGCTAACGGGCAAGCGGTTCATCTATGTCGAAGACCTTCCTGCAGAAGAGACTATCAGCTGGGATGAAAACGAGGAGCGGCTACAAGCCAAGCGGAAAGAGGAGATCAAAGAATGGAAAAAACGTAAAGCGAAATATGATAAGGCCCTTGCTGAACATGAAGCGCTTCCCGAAGAGGAGCGCGAAAAGGTGACTCCACCTGAGCCGCCTGGTGAAAAACCGAAGCCTTATGTGAAGCGCTCTCCGCCGGGATGGATGGCGCCACGATTAAGAAAGCCCTTACGAAAGGGGGGAACTAAATGAGTAAAGTATTCGTATCCTACTTGCCTATCGTAACGGCCGCCATTAAAGAGGCGGCGGATAAAGCCCTCTTTGCAGCGGCCAACGAAGGGCGAACGCAAGTAGTGAAAAATCTCTCCGGGGCGCGGCATGGGAGGAAGTACAAGGTGCCGGGGACGAATGTGACATATACCGCATCCGCGCCGGGAGAATATCCGGCCACCGCTACGGGGAGGTTAAGGAGCTCGATCACGGTCAAGGTAAAAGGGGATACGGGCTACGTCGGGACAAACGTAGAATACGGACTAGCGCTGGAAAAGAAACCAGCATCTAAGGGCGGGCGTGAGTGGCTCAGGCCGTCATTGGAGCAGGCGAAACCGGCTATGTTGGAGAAGCTAAGGAAGAGGTGGCTATGAGTGACGAAACGGGGCTTGCGATATATAAAGCGTTCTATGCCCGATTGACGCAGGACGCCACGCTAAAGAGCGTCCTCGGTGATCCTATTTGGCTCTATCGCGCCTCGTTGCTCCCGATTGATCCCGATATGCCGTACATGGTACATCGAATATCTTTAGGTGATGAGCTCTTCCACGGTTCTCACTCCTATTTCCTGGACATTTGGGACTACGGCACAAGTCCTGCTAGAATAGACGCGGCTTTAGATAGAATAAAGCAGTTGTTGCACGAATGGCGGTTTGTCACGGAGGACGGAGAGGCAAGCGGATTAGTTCGGTGGTTTAGCGGTGGAGATGTTCCCACAGATGGGCCTAATGTGATGCACTACGCGACACAGTGGACTATCAGATTCGGGGCGGCTAGAGACATAACAAACATAGTGAGGTGAGTTAAATGGCAAGCTCTCTGCAAACAGGAATCACGGCGGCGGCGATCAACCGGTATCTACGAGGACCGGGGAAGCTATACAAGAATTTCACGGACTTGAACTCTCCGGGGACGCTTCTCGGGGAGACGAAAGGCGGATCAGTCTTCGATTGGGGGCTCGAGTTCCACGACGTCGAGCCAGACGGCGCGATGGGGCTCGTCAAGGGGCACCGGTTTATCTCCCGGATAGTCCCCACGCTGGAAGTGAATCTCCTAGAGCACACTGTCACCAACTGGCTCGGAGCGCTTCCAGGGGCGGACTCCGACGATCAGACTCCTACTGGGATGGTCGAGTACCTCGGGACGGGGCTGGATTGTCAGAGCGGTGTCACGTTAGCCGGTGGATCAGACGTAGACTTCGACTCCCTGGAAATCTGGTACGGCGCGGACGGTTCTCCTACCACCAAGGCGACTCTTGGAACAGATTACACTGTCAATGAGTCTACCGGTGTAGTGACTACGATCGCGTCTACCTCGGGAGGGAGCATCGGCGACACTGACGAGGTGACGGCAAAGTATGTATACGATTCCACGTCCAGCGGGGATGCGTATACGATCATCACACCCGGGCAGATCGAGACCGGGGATTACTGGTCGAACATTGCCTTGGTCTGCGAGCTCTCGAATCAGACGTACTCGAACCCGTATGCAGTGTTCGTGCTGAAAAACGTGCTCAGTGAGCCGTCTACGGTCGAGATTCCGGGTGGCGCGATGGAGGAAACGATCATCAAGGCCAAGTTCACGGCGTTCTTCGATCCGAGCGTCGGTTTAGATCCAACGCACGCGCCGGTCGAGTTCTGGTTAGGAGCAGCGTAGAAGGAGGATGAATGACTGAGAAGGGGCCAACTCCTCTCACGTGGGAGGCGCCAGAGATCGAGATCGAGGGGCGGAAGTACAAACTCCGCCGCCTCGGTCTCTTGGATATTCAACGGATAGCGAGGATATATGCGGCGGCTAGCGCATATATAGACCGCACCGCCCTGGCTAACATCAACTCTCTTTCACCGGAGGCATTGGGGACGTTCCTGATCGACGCCTTGGCACACGCTATAGAAGAGGTCGTTGACTTCTTGGCGTCTGTCATAGGGCTGGCTCCGGGGACGGAGAAGGATTACAAGGGGACTATCCGGGACCCGGAAATCTTCCCCCTTGGCTCCGAGCTGAAAGTGATTCAAGCGCTCGTCGAACATGAGGATGTGCTGGCTTTTTTCGACGGGGTGAAAGCTATGGCGAACAACCCCTCATTGAAGAAGCTGATGAAGCGTTTGAACGCGCAATCGACCGAATCCAAAAAAGGTACGGGTGGACGGACGAAGAAATCCTAAAACTTCCGTATGCGAGACTGATACAGGTGATTCGTGTAACAGCCGAGGCGGAAAGAGAAGAGAGGAAGTGGGAGGCTTTGTGGAGCTACAGAGCGAATCCGCCCGCTATCAAGGGCGAAGTGATTCCATTCGATACTTTCCTAGAGCAATTGGGCCTAGAAAAGAAGGAGGCAGAGCCTCCGGCTATATCAGACGAAGAAGTAGAGAGGCTGTTCAAGCGGGGGAAGGTTAAGCTCTTTCCTCCCGGGGTAGGTGAGTGAAATAGAAGTCTTTAGGCTCTTCGGGACTATTTCGATCAACAAAGCGAAAGCGATCGCCGATCTTAAGGCAGTAGAGTCGGCGGGACGGAAGACGGGAGGCCGTCTCAGCTCGATTTTCGGCAAGATCGGGCGGGCGGCAAAGCTTGCCTTTGCTGGGATAGCGGCCGCGGGAGCCGGGATTTTTGCCGCATCAATCAAGTCTGCTGCTGATTTTGAGCAGGCAATGGCGGCGGTTCAAGCCGTCTCCGGGGCCACAGGGGAAGAGTTTGACGAGCTCACCAAAAAAGCCAAGCAGCTAGGTAAAGACACCAAGTTCACCATGACCGAGATCGCCTCCGGGATGGAGGCGCTCGGTCGTGCTGGATTCAGAACGCAAGAGATCATCCAGGGGATGGATGGGGTGACGGCGTTAGCTTCCGCCACCATGACCGACTTAGGTGAGGCTGCACAAATCACCGCCACGACTATCCGACAGTTCGGTCTAGATGCTTCGGAAGCTGATCGAGTAGCGAACGTCTTTGCGGCTACGACCGCAACTTCGAACACCACCGTCCAATCTTTAGCTGAGTCGATGAAATACTTCGGGCCGGTAGCTAAGGCTTTCAACATCCCCCTAGAGGAAGCCGCCGGTGTCGTTGGGAAGCTCGGAGATCGCGGGATGGAAGGAACCCTTGCCACCCGCACCTTGGCGACGTCCTTGATGCGATTAGCTGCTCCAACCGACGATATGCAGGACCTTATGGATCAGCTGAATCTAGAGCTCTTCGATTCACAAGGGAACTTCGTCGGGCTTACGGAGATGGTGCGGCGGTTAGAGGCGGCATTCCAAGGGTTGACTCCACAGCAACAGATGGCGGCTGAGGCTACGCTATTCGGGGCGCAGGCGGTAAAGCAATGGAACGCCCTTTTGTCTGTGGGATCGGATGAGTTGGCTAAATACACCGATCAAGTCACAGGCACCAATGAGGCTTTCAGACAACAAGAGATTCGGCTCAATACTCTTCGAGGCCAATGGGATATCCTAAAAGGCTCGATCTCACTTCTCCTTCAAACAATCGGGCAAGACATGATGCCGATTCTCCGGGATGTGCTCAAAAACGCGATCATCCCGTGGATAAATGGTATCACAGAGTGGATCGAGAAGATGGGAGGAGTCAAAGCAATCATCGGACGAGTCCTCATCGCTATGGGGCATTGGTTAAAAGGGATAGGGGAATGGCTACGAGCGCATGTGTTCCTCAACCGAGCATTAACCGATCTTTGGGATCTCCTCAAAGGATTGGGGCGCTTTATCAAGGACGTCTTTACCGGTAATTGGTCCGCGGCATGGGATGATGTTAAGAGCATAGTTAGTAGCGCGGTCGGAGTTATCAAAAACCTTTTGCTAGCGCTTTGGGATGCTTTACCAATTCCCGAGGCAACCAAAAACAAAATCATCACGGTGCTAGGGCAAATCAAGGACGGGGCCGTTTCCGCATTTGATTGGATCAAAAAGCGCGCCGTCGAGACGTGGCAAGGAACGAGAGCCTCGGTAGAACAAAATGCGCCGGGGATCATTACGGCATGGGATGGCCTAAAAGAGGCCGCCGTTAAGCTATGGGATGCAATCAGCAGCGCTTTTGCTAAGATAGGCGATGCTTTCTCAGGCAACGGCGAGGCCGCCATCTCGTGGCGCGATGTCGTCAAAGGCGCGTTTGATGTTATCCTCACTGTAGTAACTACCGCGCTTAACACTATCACAAATGCTTTAAACCTGTTTAGCGATCTCTTGAACGGCGATTGGTCGCAAGCTTGGATTGACTTCAAGAAGCTGATAACGGACGTTTGGAATGGAATCATCAAGGTATTAGACATTATCGGCCTCAAGGATGCGATTATCGCTGGTTGGACCGCCCTCAAGACCAAGACGAGTGAAATCTGGAATGCGATCAAGTCTACTATTATGGGCGCTTGGGATTCAATCCAAACCGCTATAAACAAATTCCTCACCGATATAAAGGATTGGGGGATCAAAGTAGTAGACAGCATAAAACAAGGGCTTTCAAGCTCTTGGCATAACGTAACGGAATGGTTCTCGAAGAAGCTTCAAGGGCTCGTCGATTCCCTGACAAGCTGGATGCCGGGCTTTATGAAGAAATGGCTGGGGGTAGGAGAAGAAGCGGGTCAAAAGATGGCGGAGGGGCTGGATAATAGCTCTGATGAAATTAAGCGGACCGCCTCCGATGTAAAAGACGCGATGCTCGAATCTGCCACGCCCTCGGAGGAAGAAGCCAAGGAAATAGGTCATAAGACGGCGCAAGGGATCGCTGCAGGGCTGACAGATGAGCAAACGGCGCGGTTGATGTATGAGGCAGCCGGAGAGTTGACGGATGCCCAGATAGAGGCGTTTGAGAAAGCGGCGGGGATCAAGTCTCCGGCGAAGGAATTCATCCCGATAGGAGAGGCGGAGGGAGAAGGGGTCTATGTAGGGCTTATCAGGGCCGGAGATAAGCTGATCGCGGCGGGGAAGAAGCTGGTGGAGGATACCGCCGGGCCGATGAAAGAGGTTGCTAAAAAGACCGGAGAAGCCGTAGGCAAAACTATGGCTAACGCTATCAAATCCGCTGTGCAAGCTAGCAGTGGAGATTTAGCGTTAACCGAAGCGAATGCTGCTTGGGAGATGGAAAAGACCGCAAAAGTGGCGGCGGATGCAGCTACAGATGCGGGGGATGCCTATACATTATCTGTAGAGAAGAGCGATATCGTTAAAGCCTTGCACGAAAAAGGGAAAGAGGTTCAAGCCGAACTAGAAAGCCAGTCGGAAGAGGATCAAGAGGTAGTCAAATCGTTCTGGGAGAGAGTGAAGGACAAGGTAGACAAAGGGACTACCGACGTGGCGGAAGTTTTGGGAGGCTGGCTAAATAACGTCAAGAGCACCCTGAAGAGCGGACTAGGCGACATGCTCGTCGATATAGTCCATTTCGGGCAAGCTCACGCGGAGGAAGAAGAAGCGCATCTGCAAAAGATAGCGGAAATCAATAAAGACTATGACGAGCGCATCCGTAACGCGTCTGCTGAGGACAGAGTTAAGCTGGAGCAGGAACGCCAAGAAGCGTTAAAACGGGAAGAGCAAGAATATCAAGAAAGCCGAACGACGATTGTAGGAATTGTCTCTAAGGGATTCAATGACATGGCCAACGCGATCCTAAATTCCGCCCTGAAAACAGCGGTTGACACTGCCATAGATTGGCTGTGGGGCCTGGCTATGGGGGCGCAATCCGCTATGTCAGCGGCGGCTAGTGCAGTCTCAAGCGGAATCGCGGGAATAGGATCGTCTTTAAGCGGATTAGGCGCCGTAGCGGGCGTAGCGCTCCCCGTTGCGTTAGGAACGGGAATGTTGAGCGGGCCTATACACCAAGTGAATCAATGGCTCAACCGTCTCTTTGGCCAACATCAACCCGGCGACGTATGGCAACAGGGCGGGCAAACTTGGCACCAGCTTCCCGCATATGCAGCCGGAGGGGTTGTGCCAGGACCGATCGGAGCTCCTCAGTTGGCCGTCGTTCACGGGGGAGAGACCATCACGCCCCCGGGAGCAGCGTCTATCATGGTGGATATGCGAGGGCTCTACGATGGAGCCACGATCAACGTGCGCAGCGATAGGGATATAGAGGAGATAGCCCGTGAGACCTTCTCCCTCTGGAAGGATCGAATGCGGGCGCTGGGGAGGAACGTATGATTCACCGATTCACGTTAAACGGCGTAGACGACACCGATCTAGGGGTTGAGCTCCAGGAAGGATATGACGAGCCCGCCCTTCCCGGGACGCGTGATCGTACCGTGGAGATTCCCGGGCGAGCGGGCGAGGTGTTCTTCGGGGCGGACCTAGAGGCGCGCACCTTTGACCTCCCGCTAGCTATGATCGAGGAAGACACCCAGGAAGCCCTGCAAGAGACCATCCGCGCTTTCGTCTCCGTATTGCTTGATTCGGACGGAAAGCCGCAAGAAGTCCCGTTAGTCTTCACGAAAGAGCCGGATAGAACATATATGGTGCGCTATTCGGGAAAGATTTCACTGAGGCGGCTAATCGGAGGGAGCAAGGGCTTTTTCACCCTTCCCCTCATAGCGGCGGACCCGTTTGCATGCGGCCCCGAGGAAACCCACAGCATGACTGTTACGAGTTCGCCTCAGTCGATGACGATAGATAACGTGGGGAACCAGAGCACGCCGTGCATAATAAAGATAACGAATACTGGATCGAATACCATTAACGGGTTTACAATCTCTAGGACGGGGGTGTAATATGTCGAGCAGTTTGACTACAACTAAAGCTAATGAGATTCTCACAGCGGAGCTGAAGACGACGACCAGGTATGTGGCGCTTTTTACCGCGGACCCAACGGATTCGGGCGACGTATCGGCGGAGGTATCGGGCGGAGGGTATGCGCGACAATCCCTCCCTTGCGCCGACGACGCGACCAATCGGCAAATTTCCAATACGTCCGAGATAACGTTTCCGGTTGCAACAGCTGATTGGGGAACGGTCACTCATCTGGGAATCTGCCAGGGGAGCACAGCGGGAACGGCGGATATGGATTGGCATGGAT